GATTCCCTTTAGTGTAGATCAACCCAAGTACTTCCAGTATAACCTTGGAACTTATTAGTTGAAGTATTGAAAATCAATGCTCCAGCTTCAACTCCAGTACTAGTTATATTGGTAAGATTACCTCTTTCAGTAGTAGTTACTCTTGGTAAAATTACATATCTACCTAAAATATTTCCAGCATCACCAAAGTCAACTGCTGCTCTAGGATTTGCTATACCAGAACCAACATTACCTTCACCTTTTACTATAATTCCAGAAGTATTCTCTAAGATAAGATTTGAACGATCAAGAGTAATATTTGATGCTCCAATATCAATCGGAGTATCAGCAACACGTATAGATGTTATTCCAGTAAGAGATGTGTTAATACCTATACCAGAAGCAAAGTTTGCAGGACCACCTACCAATACATTACTATCACCAATATTTTCTATTGAAGATCCAATAGCAACTCTACTGATTAGTGCAGTACTTCCTCTTGCATCAATATCCGCTTTAGTATCTGCAAGAGCAACACCTATTGCTAAAGTAGATAAACCAACACTACCTGCAACATTTAACTTATTAAAGGTTGAAATACCAGAAATAGTGTTAATATTAGATCCATTTATAATATCAGGAATAGAAGCAGTTCCAGTGAAAGCACCAGTAACCTCTAAATCTCCAATTACAGCAACATTTCCTGTAAAGGATGATACACCAACTACGTCCAGTTTTGAATCTGGTTGAGACTTACCTATACCTAATTTACCATCATAAGTAAGGGTCATCAAGTTGGTAGTTGATCTATGATACCAGTTATAATTTCCAGTATTAACACCAACAAAAGCACCTAGATGCAAATACTGATTAATATTACCAGTATCACCATTAAATATATCAAAAGATTTAGATTCATTACCAAATCTAATACCACCCATACTATCACCTACACCAGTAGTAGGTGGTATTTTTTGACAGAGAGATAATACTGAATTTCTTTGTCCGATAACAGTTACAGAAGATATACCTGCACTATAAACTTCTACATTATGTTCGGGTGCATTAATACCCACACCCAACTTACCAGATACATTAAAAGTAGAAGCAGTTGAAATTCCTAAATTAGCACTTGTAGCAACAACTCTTCCTGTTGTAACAACACCTGTTGTTGTTGAAGAATTAATATAAGTAGTCTCTAATCTAGTAATAGATGATAAACCACTAGTAACATCACCTGTAAGATCTCCAGTAACATTACCATTAACATTACCAGATAAAGGACCAGTAAATGCAATACCAGTTACACTACCACTAACATCAAGGCTAGATGCAATTGCAACACCAAGATCACTATTACCAGAAGTAACATTACCTGTTAAATCACCAACAAATCCAGATCCAGCAGTTACAACACCTACAGTATTTGTATTTGTGTTTTCTAGTTGAATAATAGTAGATAAACCACTAGATATATCTCCATCAACATTTCCTTTGAAAGTAGTAGCAGTAACAACACCAGTTGCTACTATACCACCTGTAGAATTAATTCCTACACCATCAACAAGAGTTAAACCATTATTTCCACCAACTTGGAGGGTAAATCGAGGATCTACAGTCCCCACACCTACGTTACCCCTCGCATATATGCTTGTATATCCTAACCCAACATCAACATTATCCCATTGAGATGTTGGTAAACCATCTAAACTAGAACCATCTCCAAAATAAGTAACAATACCAGAAGCAGTAGCAGTTATAATTCCAGAAGGAGATCCTATAGCAACACCTTCACCAACTTGTCCAGAACTTATATTACTTGAATTTACAATTAAAGTATCTGTTACTGTTAAAGATGTAATAATACCTGTTGTGGCATTAACTACACCAGATCCAGCAACATTTGGATCTTGAATTACTTTGACTTTACCTCGGACATCCAAAGCCTCAGTCGGAACGGTAGTACCCACTCCAACCAAGCCGTTTGCATTTACAATCAGATTGTCATCATCAACCTGGACACCATTTCGGAAATTGAATGCCTTCTTGATATTAGCCATTTATATACTAATTTTTTAGTTATTTATTATGAATGAAAAGCATCAACTTTAGAATTCAATTCCTTAATTGCTTCTATTAAGAGAGGAACAAGTTTTTCATAAGCAACAGCGTGTGTACCATCATCTCTAATAGTAGTTACACCAGGTAAATCTAATGCTTCAATCTCTTGAGCAATTACACCCGTATCCCCTTTACCTTCATTCTTAGATGCTCCATTCCAATCAAATGTATTACCACTAATTGAAAGAACCTTTTTAAGAGCATTAGGAATAGGTGTTATATTATCCTTTAACCTTCTATCAGAAGCTAAGAATGCAGTAATATCACCTATAGCTTCTATATCATCATGTACTTTAATTCCACTAGAGTTAGTTTCAAGTCTTAGTTGACCTTGATGTCTTAATTGAATACCTGCTCCAGCAGTGTAAATTAAACCTTGCTCAGTATTAGCTTTGTTGGTTATCTCAACATTAGAATCACTCTGAATGTATATGCTAGAAGAAGTATTATCTCTGATAATATTGGTACGTGTACCACCTACAGTGACATTGTGCCATATAGCAAAATGAGAATTGGAAGCAGTTGCACCAGCAGTTAAAACGTCATTATCAGGTAAATGTAAACCACCATCAGCATTGATATTAGAAGTAACATCTAAAATACCACCAATATACACATTTTTAGCAAATCCAGCTCCACCATCTGTAATGAAAGATCCCGAATCAACACCCGTACTGTCAGTAGTATTACATAAACTAACATTACCCTCAAGAACACTTATTGCTCTTTGTGAGGTAGATAACTTATTACCTATAGAAATACCACCTTCAATAATTACACCACCAGATGGCACTCCACCACATGCAGATGTAGCTTCTGTTCCATTGGTAAATCTACTTTCACCATCAACGATTAATTTCTTAGTAATTCTAAGATCCTTATTGAATCTTACATTTCCATTGAATGTAACTGGACCATTAAACTGAGATAGTATTTGTTTAGATGCACCACCTTCAACCAATAATCTATCTTTAATAATTACTTCATCAAATACAACACTGAGTGTACTTGGATCTTCACCTGTTACAGTTGGAACTGGTATATCAAATGTTATTTGTTCACCAGAGTCAGATGAAATCTTAGTGTTTCCAATATAGAAATCACCCTTATCATTCATACCTGTGTAAACAACAGTACCACAAGACATTTCTTGTGATTGTGATAAGAATTCTTCCCTTTCAGTTAGAGTCTTAAGTTGAACTTGAGGTAAACCAGTTGAGTAGTTACCTGGACCATAACCAAGATATTCAAAGGTATGACCAGATGCACGAAGTATAGAAGGTCTTCTTAATTCAACAGGAAGTGGTTTAATCTTCTTAATCTGAGAATTAATAACGTGATTATCAACAATAGTACCTAATGCACCACGAATAACCTTAATTGTAGTTTGATTACCGATAGTTTCATCGACAATCCTCATTATTTCACTATCAATTTGGATAAATGATCCTAATGGGAATCTTGCTTGAATAGATGCAGCAGTTGTAGTTCCATCAGATAAAGTAACCTTAAATTCATCTTGAGTAGTAATTGGTTGATTTAAGATTAAAGATTCATTATCATAGAATGATAATCCTCTTGTTCCTAATCTCTCCCCATCCCTTCCTGATTGTGCATTATTGGCAGATAATCCATGCTTAAGAATATATTTTGGAGATGATATTCCTGTAGTGCTAGTAACTGCAGTAAATGTATCTACATCAATAACAGATTCTACAATAAAGTCTCCAAGATTAGAATCAGAAGCATTTAAGATTCTAATAGCATTTCCTTCAGATAATCCATGTGCCTTTGTAGCACTGAATGTAGTAACTTTTGTAGATCCTACGTGAGTAGGAGTTCCACTTATTTCAACTACCTCACCTAAACTAACAACACTCTGTCCTTCAAGAATAACCTCACTTGCAGTTTTATTAATATTAATCTTATTAATATCATTAACATCATTAATTCTGAAATAATTGTCAGTTCCTGTACTAATACCAGTTACCTGAACATAATTATTAGTTGCTAAACTAATATTAACATCAGAAATAGCAATATTTGAATTAGGAGCTCCACCAATACCACCTTGATCTGTAAGTGATGAATCAAAATATAATGGAGATAATGTACTCTTATACCCAGATCCCGATTCTGTTATCTCATATTCAGTAACTGCTCCACCACTAACAACAACTTTAGCAGTAGCACCTTTCCAAACAGCAGAAGATGGTGCAGACGCATCATCAAATATTTTTACATTATAATATGTTCCATCAGTATGTCCAGATCCACCTTGTAAAGTTCCACCATACTTTAACCCATTTAGATCATGTTCTTTTGTAAATGTTAGAACAGCAGTTGTAGTATTATCAGATATATCACTAATAGTATTTGAAATTCCAAAGCTATTCAATAACTTATTAGTTGTTTCTCTAGTAATACTCTTTTTAAGATCATTAGTAACTACATCACCAATAGGAAATCTCTTAGCATAACTAGTTGCTTCCTCTGGATTGTCATTTACATTATCTCGATCCAATTGAGGATAAAGGTTAACAACATTCTGATTGTATTTTGCAGTTGTAAATTCTTCTTCTATAGCATTATTACTATTCAGAACATACAAGTGGAAAACGCCATCTTGCGATCCTTCAACATACGGTAGGATTGTTTCTGTTCTATAAACAAATAGATTCTCTTTGTTATCATTCCTCTCAAATCTAGGTAATCCAGTATTCCTAACATTAGTATCATTATTATAAGTTCCTACATTACGAACATTACCTAAAACATCAGTTGTTTTATAAGTAAATGTTTTATCATTAATAATATTATTAACAAGGAATGTTCCATTATATCCTTTATTTGCTGCACCATTTGTATTAATGGTATCAGTTATATTCTTAAAAACAATCTGTTCACCTGCATTTAAATTATGGGATTTATCAGATCTAATAGTAACAATCTTAGTGGTACTATTATAATCAAGATGAGAAATGAATCTTAAATTCCTATTATAATCATAATCAGTCGATCCAATTGAAGTCCTAGTAAAATCAGCATCAAATCTTACATTAGTAGAACTAGAATCCTGAATAATGAAACTATCGTTAGGATCTCTAGCATTTTCTAATTCTTTTGGAATTACATATCTGATCTTATAGAGTTTATCATCTAAACTCCTATCATCAGTTCTCCTTAAGATGTATGGAATATCCTCATCATTAGCGTCTAAATCTGCAAAATTATCCCATATAGTATTATTATTAACACTAACGTGTGTAAACCAATTTTGTTGTACACCATCAAATTGCATTGGGTGTCCCAATTCACCTGGTTTCTTATCAGAAACTCTACTAATAACTTTTAATTTACCAGCAGCAGGATTTGAAACAGATTTAATATATGCAGGAGTTGTCCTTTCAGCATTTGTTTTAGATGAAGCAATTTGAATTTCAAACTGACTTAATTGAATACTATCTTGTCTAGTTCCATTCTTTTCAGAAGTAATTGCATAATACTTTCTATGAGGATCTATTCCTTCTGGAAGATCACCACTTTCAGCAATAATCCTTATAGACTCACCATTGTTTAAATCATGTGGATTACCACTTGCTTGTGATAATGTTAATTTATGAACTAAAGATGCACTTCCTTGAGTGGTATCATTATGAACACCCTCATATGCTTTTTCAGAAGTAATATCTACTGTTGAAGTTACATCATACTCTACACCATTAACTGTAGTAGTACCTGTCTTCTTAGACATAGAAATGATAGCTTCCGTTTTAGTACCATTTGCTAAATCTACGTAAATCTTTTCATTAAATCTTGAACCTATTCTAAATCCTTGTGCAATATCAGTTGGTTTAAGATTTCCATTAGTCTGCCCCAACATGAATAGTTTAGATTTACTATCAGTCCAAGGTGAACTATCAGCAGCTTTATAATTTTGGTTTACAGAAGTATCAAGTTGAGTTAAATCAATTACAGATTCTGGACTAACAACTGCTTTTGGTGTAATAACAGATGTAATATAACCTTTATTATCCTTTGCAAATGATTCTTTCTTAAATCCACCAGCAGCAAGAGCAAACTGACCGAAGTTAGAGTTAGAGTTTGTAATTGATGCGTCACCACCAGATTTACCTAAGAAGTGAATATGATAACCAATAGCAAACACAGAAACTATCTGAAGAATAGCATCATTAGTAATTGAAATATGTGCAGTCTTCCATCCATCTCTATAAACAGCATCCTTATCTAAATGATAAACGGTAGCAGCATTTAATGAAGATGCTTCAGATGATAATAACTCACCAGTTTGTCTCTGATATGTAATACCATCATAAGATCTACTATTAGGATTATATTTTACAAACGCACGATCATCTTTCTGTAGTGATATACCAGTAAACTGTGCAACAACCATAGATCTAAATCCAGTTGCTTTTGCACCATCAGCCTTCATACCTTGCATACCAAGAACTGATCTTAATGAACAGTTAAAGATATAAGGTGATGCACCAGTTACAGTATCAACTTCTACACTAACTTCAGCACTACCAGCACTTAATCCACCAGAAGGACCTGCTTTCAGGTTGGGTGGAACATATGGAAGTAAATATGTAAATTGAGTTTCATTTAAAACATTTTGAACTTTTGTTGAAATATTATATGCTAATTCATTTACACCCTCAATTTTAATTGGTGTATCACCACTTAATTGGTGCGGAACTGCAGTAGTTACTGTAACTACTTGACCAGCAGTATTACCATCACCAGAAATAATATTCTGTATCTGAATACGGTCTGAAGAAAAAGCACCAACTATTTCATACTCAGGTCTCTGTTTTGCAAATCCCTGTGTAGCAACTGGAAACTTCTCATCAATATCTCTAATAGATGCTCTATTGTAAGCATTAGATAATTTACTGTAGTAAACATCTAAATCAGTTAATCCACCAAACTTATCTAACTTATTAATACCATCAGCATACTCAAAACAAGTTAGTTTATGGTGAGAAAATATTGGTTTTGATTGATTACTAGTTGAGAAATTAGTAGGATCTGTATATACTAAAGTTGAATCATCTCCATCAAAAATAGAGAACTGCCAGAAATAACAAGCACCAGTAACCCTAAAGATTGCAGTACCCTTTACATCATTATCAGTAGGATTAGGAACATACTTAGGTCTTATCTTCGTCTTTCTTAAATCTAGTCCAACAATTGATGTTCCTCTTGGAACTATAACACCACCTTCTGTACTGTTATATTTGTAGAGTATATTATTTTCTTGCGTTAAATCAAAATTAGAATTAAGAGTTAATGTAAGAGTGTTCTGTGCTCCAGATTCTGAACTACTAGGACTAATTGCTGTAGCAGTTCCATTAACATCCTTTATACCAAATCCTGGTCTATTGTCTATAAGGTGCTCACCTGGAAATAATAATATAGTTGTTTTCTCTACTATATCATTATCATTACCTTTCAGATATGAGAATCTAGCAGATTCAATGAGTGCTCTTTGAATCGTTTTGAAAGGTTTTGTTAATGAATTACCTTGATTCTCGATACCATCAGTAGCGTCAAGATCATTTGGGTTTACATAAAGAATGCGTCCTTCACTATTCTTTATAAAATTTTCTAATTTATTTAGAGGCATCGGAGAATATTGGCCAAAATATTTCTATGTTTCTATTTAGCTTACCTGATTACCTTTAGTCGCTGGATCGACATAAGTAATAATTTCAGGATCAGCAGTATTTTTAATAACATCCATTACTCCCATAAATTGTTCGGTACTTTCACAGGCAACAAATCTAGTTTCACCTTCACTACTAATTAACGTAATTCTTCTTTTGCAGACATCAACTATGATGTCTTGTACAGTTTCATCATTCATAATTACCCTTAAGCGTTTTCAACATAATACCAAGTGACAGCAACTCTCTTTTTTCCAGCATAAACTGGTTCACCTGCATGAGGATAACACCAATTAGATGGAAATATTAAAGCATAACCTGGTTTTGGTTTTATTCCCAAATGTGGAAATGAAGTTCCTCCACCTTTAGTCGCTTCTTCCAGATATAAAATAATGGATATCTTTCTATGATATTCCTTCAATCTAGGATCTGTTGCAGCATCATGATGAAATTTATATTCTTGCCCTTTTTTATAATCTAATACCTGTATTCCCTCTCTCCAAGATTTAGTTCCAGATCCACCAGGAACAGGATAATAACTAAAATTGGTATGAACCTTTTGTATTCTTCTCTTATATTCATCCAACCCTTTATTCATAGCATTATGAACAATTTCAGTTATTTCATTATCTTCTTTTAAAGTTGCTCCTGTGCTGGATCTAATATCAGTATTGGTCTTTGAAGGTCCATCACCTTTACCAAAAACAGTATTATCCTGAAAATCAAGAGTATCTATGTACTTATTAATATTTTTAAGATCATTTACACTAAGAATTTTAATTGCTTGAATCAGATCATTCATTATTTTTTACCAGTATTTAAATAGTATAACACATTTATGAAGGTTTTGTCGGCCAAGCAGAATGTGAATGATTATCTGCTAATGCTTTTGCAGTTAAATTAGAATCTGCTGCTATAGTTGCTGGAAGATCTCTTAGTGCCTGACGATATGTTTGCCACGCTGTTTTTTTATCTGCTGATAATGTAACATCATCAAGACGAGTCCAATCAGACCAAGCTAGCTGAGCATTTCTATAATCCTTTACTTCTACTAAATGATCTCTTGCTGCTTCATATGCAGCTGCTGCAAGAACTTTCTCATTAGCGTGATCTGTCACTGCTTGCTGCCAAATACCTATCTCATCAAGCATTTGTGGAAATTTTTCTTCAACATTATATTCAACATGACCCTTTCCTTTTTCACCATCCCATTGAACGGCATGTACATCTGTCGGTATCCAAGAAAGATCAACATGAGTACAAGGTGTTACTACATCACCATCAACAACAATAGTTTTATCTTCTCTAATGATAGTTAATTTAGTCATTTTCGACCTCCGTTACATTTTGTATTTGTCTAGACTGTAATAATCTCTCTTGAGCTTTTAATTCCAATTCTTTTTGATATATTTCTTGTGCTTTCATAGTTGATTTCACAGTTTCATTTCTAAAAGATTCAATAGCAGCACCAGTTGCTCTTTGTTGTTGTGAATTTTCAATCATTAAAGTTGGCAACCAAGTAATCGCACAACTCCAATCATCAACTTCTTCTCCTGTATTAGGATTCATACCACGAACCTGAGTAAACCAAGAACATTGCATTTGAATACAATCTTTACCAATTAAGGGGCAAAACTTCCCTTGCTCAAGTTTCATTATATTAATTCTTTGTACATATTATAGCATCAACATACTGAACTGCCAAGTCCAAGGAACCTGAACTACTAACACTTATGCTACTATCACTGAAAGTATGACTGTGATCATTAGGAGAACCAGAAGCAGTAAAACTATCACTAAAAGTGAAGTTAGAACCACTTATAGTATACATTATTATAGCATGTGTATGGTAGTCATTACCACCAGTACTATTAACACTAGGTTGTCCTGAAGAACCAGCATTTAAAGTATCTACGAAACCATAGTTACCACCAGAAGTTCCAACTTTACTAGGGAATTGGTGTTGGTGAGCTGGCATCTGAGCAGTTGATAAGAAAGCTTGAGTAGTGTTCTGATACATTACCTGTGATCCACCGCAATTACCACTAATAGATCCACTAACACTAACAGATCCAGCATTATCGCTACTTGTAGATCCACTAGCACTTCCAGATCCACTAACACTTAAAGATCTACTAGCAAAATTACTAGTAAATGAATTACTACCACCAGAACCACCACCAGAACCACTTACAATTCTAAGTGCTTTATTATCATGTGATGTTGATTTTGTCCATCCAGTAGGAGCACTACTTTGAACAAATAACATAACAGCTCCAGAAGGAACAGATGGATTAGCTGCACTACCTGTTGGACCTGTTGGACCATCTGGACCTGTTGGACCTGTTGGACCTGTAGAACCTGTTGTACCAGTAGGACCTGGAGGACCATCTGGACCTGGAGGACCATCTCCACCTGTTGAACCAGGAGGACCATTAGGACCAACAACAGTCGAATCAGCACCTGGAGGACCTGGAGGACCATCAGGACCATCGGGACCTGTAGGACCAGCAGAACCACCAGAACCTGTAGGACCTGGAGGACCATCGGGACCTGTTGGACCTGTACCGCCATCATTACCATCAGCTCCTGCATTTCCAGTACTACCAGTTGGACCTGTAGGACCTGTAGGACCTGTTGGACCATTAGGACCTGGAACTGTTGAATCATTACCTGGAGGTCCAGGAGGACCTGCTGGTCCTACTGATTCAACTCTTTTCCAAGCATATCCATCCCACTTCCAAGTAACCCCATTTTCTGTATGGGTAGTATTTAAACTAGGACTCGATGGAAAATCAAACGCTGCCATATTCTTACTCTATGATGGTTTTGTTGGCCAAGGTGGATTTGCAAGATCTGAAGTATTTGCAGGTAAATCTCTTAATGCTTGCCTATATGTAGCCCACTCAGTTTTTTTACTAGAACTTAATGGAGAATCAGCACCTTGAGACCAATCAGATTCAAGTAAAAATTTATCTCTAGTTTGCCTTAAACCTGCAGTCCATTCTGTTGTATAATCATGAGCATCATAAAATCCAGATGATTGAGTATATTTCCAACCAAGTCTTACAAGGCATTGATTATCAATATCATTAAAAGTTCCTCTATATGTACTACCAATACCAACAGTATAATGTCCAGGAAATCCTATTTCTGAATTAGTTGGATTTTTAGAAGTATCTGCATATCCAACATATATGTTATTTACTATATTAGTTCCATCTTGAACTACAGCAAAATCTAATCTATCAGTTCCAATACCAATTCTAAAAGAATTGAACTCAGTATTTTTAGATGCTATGACTTGAGAACGAGAAAGTCCCAATATTTCAACTAAAGATTTATTATTAAAAGAAGACATAATCGATTAAGCAAACTCCAACAGAACTATCTGTCCATGACCACCATCAGTACCATTATTACTACCACCTTGACCACCTCTGCCACCTCTGCCAGCTGAGTCATAGGCTGCACCACCCCAGAAAGTACCACCACCATGTCCTGTGATTCCATTATCTCCAGGATGACCTTCATCACCACCACAAACAACATCACCAGTACCAAACCTACCATTACCACCAGCAACTACAGCTCCACTGTTACCACCTACTCCACCATAACCACTATGACCAAAGGTTGCAGTTCCAGTAGGTACTACAAATTCGGAATAATTTCCATTACCACCATTACCACCACCTGTTCCACCAGTTCCAGGTTGTCCTACAAAAATACGACATTGCCCACTGTAATAATTAGTAGCATCCATTTCTGCTTTAGAAAATTCTCTTATTCCAGTACCAGCACCACCGCCACCACCTCCAGCGTTAGCAGCAGAACCTCCCCCACCGCCACCGCCACCGCCAGTGACAATTACAACAAACCTATTATACTTGGATGTATCTGGAGTATAATACACATGACTTGCATTAGTGGTAGTAGTCCATTGTACCATATTAAATCCTTGATCACTACTTCCTGCAGGACCAGGAGGTCCTGGAGTACCTGGAGTTCCATTTTCACCATCAGCACCATCTTGACCAGGAGGTCCTGGAGGTCCTGATCCACCAGGATTTCCATCAGCACCATCTTGACCATTATTACCATCAGCACCATCAGTACCATTTTGACCAGGAGGTCCTGGAGGTCCTGATCCACCAGGATTTCCATCAGCACCATCTTGACCATTACTACCATCAGCACCTGGAGGACCAGGAGGACCAGCAATAGTATTAGCAGTAGCAGCATTTTTAATTATAAAACATAATGCCCAATATGGTGGTAAGTTTTTATCAGTACCAGGCACACCTTCTGAATTCATATTGAAGACAGTAGATGAATAAGTACCAGCACCACCATATGAATAAGAACTACCACCGT